ATGGACAAAGTAATCAGTAGAAGTATAGGGAAAACAAAGAGGGGGTTTGAGAATGGTTTAGTGCAACACGCAGCACCATGTGATTGTATGACGTGCTACGTTGCAAGGAATGAAAGCTATGGAAAGGGAGTTGAAGCCATCAAGGACAAGGTTTTTGAGTGGATAAAGACACGCAAAGACGAAGACCCAAGGGAAGACCTGAACGAGCTAGTAACACTACTCACGAGTGAAGTTGTTGGTACATACAAGAAACATGAGTAAGCAGGTGGTGTGTGTCTGGTGTGGTGAGTTACTGGACGGTGAGTATGAAACAATGGACGGCACATCTGCACTACACGAAGATTGTGCAAAGACAGTAGCGTTTTTTGCGGGGAAGGTTGCAGAGGATTATGTAGAACTTGCTCACGATGAGCGATAACATGCCACCGAGTAGGTACGGCCCGCATAATCAGAGCAATATGCAATTATTGCATGGTGCCCCACACCCAGAATGTAGAAACGAGCACTTGCAATATATGCAACAACTGATAGCCAAGCACAAAGAGGCCGCCAGCGAGGGAAAAAAGAACAGTTATCAACACAAAAAAGTCGGGCCACCTATCCATAGGGTGTATGATAACAAGTAGGAGTTCATTGAAAGGAGAAGCGAGTGAAAGCAAAGCAAGCAAAAGCGCCAAGCGTTGTTGAAATCAAAGCAATGACCTGTGTGGTCTGTGGCAAAAAGACCATCGTGCCGTATGGCAGGCTACGTGGTGACAAATGCACCTGCTCCAAGGTGTGCTACGAAACCTACATGAAAGGAGATAGATATGCCTAAACGTGTTCTATGGACCTGCGCATATTGCGGTCAGTATATTTACTCTCAAGAGCGGTGCCGTGTTCGCACAAACCCCACCAGTGGGCGAGTTGAACACTACCACTACCGACCAGAGCAAGGTATCGACTGCCTAGCCGAAGAAAACCGCGCCGTGAAAAGCATGCGCGAAATGGACGACGACATTGAGCTACATGCTCATCTAGGAGGTGAACGTGACTGAGAAGGTGAAGCTGTGCCATGTGTGCGGCTTCCCCTGCCATCGTGACAAGTACATGCGTACTAAAATTGTTGGTGGCCTGGGAGGTACGCGCTTCTACTTCCACCACAAATGCTGGTGGAAAGCCAACGAAAAGAGGAGACATTACTGATGATTGTACCCTGTGCATGGTGTGGACAACTGTTGACCAGACACGACCCGCAAAAGGTTGTCTACAACGCAAAAACCAAAGCCGCCAAGTATTACCACCTTATATGCTGGCAAGAAAAGCGGTACCACGAGAAACGTGCTGAAGAACTGAAGCACAAACATGACTACGGAGGTATGCCGTGAAGATACGAAACGAGCCGCCCACTCTTGACGGGCACATCCTGCAACTGATAGCAGTGTTCATTGTACTGATTATCCTTGCGTGGACTGCTGACGCAAAGGAATACGAGCTGGTCATAGTGGAGAACCTGGGTACGTGTAGCGCATACGGAGCAGCACAGGCGGCCATCGCCTTTGAGGAGGGTGGTATGGACAGCATGCAAGACACACTGAGTGTCCTTGCAAGCCGTGGCGAATGTGAGAACTACAGTGGCCCTGCTGTTATCACAGAGGCCATTGACCAACGCTCCCACGGCATAGACATCATCACGGTGTTTGTCGCCTACATCAAGGACGGTGAACTGGTGTACGTTTTCACCAAAGAGGTGGCGATATGACCATCGACAACACTCTGATACTTGAGTACGAAGAAACCGACACGGTGAAAGAAGTACAAGTCCACCAGGGTGATGTCATGATGGTGTTCCCTTGCTCGGAACAAGAAGCAGCAACGATACTGTTGTCCTTGTTGGAAAAACTCTACCCAAACCCTGAGAACGTAGGGTATATACAAAACCTACGTGCAAGAATTGAACGAGGCACCAATGAACTACAATGAGCGAGCGCCACAAGCGCCTTAGCCCCCACATAACGGGGGCTTTATGTTGTATACTGCTGTATACACCCTAGTTAGGAGAAAGCACTATCCCAACTGGGCTCATGTGGGTAGCGTGTCAGCTCACGTCCATGTGGGAAATGAGGGAGGCGACGGTGGATAATTGAAACTTGAGCGTCCCTGTAGCTGCAACCCCTGAGTTCACTGTGCAAGTGCAGGGGTTGGATTGTTTTAACAGGTGGTTGTGGAAAACTTCAAAACAACAACACATGAGGTGGTAGACTGTAAATAGTATTTACAAGTTTACAACAGCCCCATGACTAGACGCGAACGGGAACTCGCTGAACGCAAAGAGCTAAAGCGACTGTACCCCACAACGCCTAACGCAGAGCTTGCCATACATTTCAATACTACGGTTGCCGCCATAAAAAACAGGGCGCAACGGTATGGCTTGAAAAAGTCCACCGACTATGTGGATAAGCTCGGAAGAAGCACGGGTGACCGTGCTATTATTTTGAATGGATCAACTACGGAGGACTCCGAGATGAACAGCACATTGAAACGACGCAAGGAGATGAAGCGTTTGTGGAATGAAATGCAGTATGGAATAAACAGCTGGCTGCGCCAGCTATGGCAAAAAACGTGATGAACTCTGCTTATGAATGGATTATTTTTTTCTCTAGCAACGCAAACGCTTCAAGAGCAATAAATACTGGCTCTTTTAGAGGGAAGATGAAGAATGTGTTTGATATTCCCCCACAGAGAAATAATGAGTTCTCATCAGTTCACGCGGCAACAATGCCAGTTGCTTTACCGCTAGAAATTATCAAATACGTTACAAAAAGTGGTGATGCTGTATATGACAACTTTGCTGGGACTGGAACTACCCTCATAGCAGCAGAAAAGACAGGACGTATCTGCTACGGTATGGAACTAGATTGTAAATATACAGATGTTATAATAGAACGGTGGTGTCAATATACAGGCATTCGTAACATCAAGAAAAATGGAGAAGACTACTACTGGGAAGAAAAAGCAAAACAATGAGTATTTTCGTGAGTATTACCGCAAGAACAAGGAACGTATATCTGCAAGGAATAAAGCAAAATACAGAGCAGACCGTAGCGACCCAGAAAAACTAAAAGAGCACAGGAAACGAGCGACAGAGGCAACAAGACGGTGGCGAGCGAAACACCCAGAGAAAGTAAAAAAACAACGCAAGCGAGTTTATGAAAAAAGAAAGTACAGAGCATTTGAGATGGTTTCAAAGACTGGCAAGGTTGAGTGTGAAAGTTGCGGGTGTGATGAACTTACTTTTTTGGAAATTAATCACATCAATGGCGGTGGGTGTCAGGAACACAAGCAATCAGGTCGTATTGCCGCTATGGACAGAATCCTTAAAGGCGAGCGTGAGACAGGCGACTTAAACTTACTTTGTAGACTATGCAATGCACATCACCACCTAGAGTCAAAGAACCCAGAACAAGCGAAACGATTAGTGGTGACATGGGAGTCGATGTTATCGTGCAACGCTATGTAGACTACACTGGAAATGCTACAATTAAGAAGAACGGTCAAGAGATTGTATGGCAGACACAAAACTAACACCAGAGGTACGGTCAAAAATTGAGGAGGTAGCTGCGCTCGACGGTAGTGTGCGAGAAATGGCGTACTATGCAGACGTTTCACATCAAACTATCTACAACTGGCTAGACCCAAAGAGTGACTTTTTTGACAAAAAACTAGCAGACCGTGTAGAGAAGCTACGAGAACGACCAGTCCTGAAAGCACGGCAGACTATAGCCAAATCACTCGATGACCCACAGCACGCTAAGTGGTATCTCGAACGCAAGAAGCGCAAGGAGTGGGGACAGAACGTAGACATCACATCAGACGGCAAGGAACTACCACAACCATTGCTCCATGTACTCGATCACAACAGCAACCAAGAGGGTAGCGGAACTACAGAAGAAGATTAGGGCCATCCAGGGAGGAACGTCTGCCAGCAAGACTATCTCAATCCTCCTCTACCTCATACACCTTGCACAGTCGGACACCACGCCGACCCTCACTTCAGTTGTTTCAGAGTCAGTACCACACCTCAAACGTGGTGCTATTCGTGACTTCAAGAACATCATGGTGGACCACCACTACTGGAACACAAAGCTGTGGAATGCTAGTGACAGCATCTACACATTCGAGACAGGTTCGCAGATAGAGTTCTTCTCAGCTGATATGCCGGACAAGCTCAGAGGTGCACGGCGTGAGCGTCTGTTCATCAACGAGGCCAACAACATCCCACTCGACGCGTTCGACCAACTAGAAGTGCGTACCAAAGAGTTTGTCTATCTCGACTGGAATCCGACCAACGAGTTTTGGTTCTACACAGACGTGCTCAACAACCGAAAAGACGTGGACCACATCACGCTCACATACCTCGACAATGAAGCACTCAGCCAAGAGATTGTGGATGCTATTGAAGCTCGCAAGAACAGACCGGGTTGGTGGCAGGTGTACGGACTGGGACAGTTAGGCGAAGTCGAGGGCAAGATATACAAAGACTGGGCTATTATCGACGAGATACCACACGAGGCCCGGCTGGAACGGTACGGACTAGACTTTGGGTACACCAACGACCCGTCAGCAATCGTCGCAATCTACTATCACAACGGCGGGTACATAGTCGATGAGATTGCGTATGCAAAGGAGATGAGCAACCGGCAGTTAGCGGATGTCATCAACGCACAGGAACGCAAAGCACTCGTCATAGCTGACTCAGCTGAACCCAAGTCGATAGATGAGATACGAACGCACGGCATACAAATCACCGGAGCACAGAAGGGCAAGGACTCGGTACTGCACGGCATACAGTTGATACAAGAGGAACGCATGAGCATAACCAAGCGTTCTGCAAACATCATCCGGGAGTACCGCAACTACTTATGGGACACAGACCGACTAGGAACGATACTCAACGTACCAGAGCATGAGTTCAGTCACTCAATGGATGCTATCAGGTATGCAATGCAACACCTCAAGCGCGGCAACAAATCAGCACAGGACGAAATAAAGAGCTTCTACGCTTCACTGAAGCATCGACGACCAACCCTACAAGGAGCTGCTGACTAGTGGTGTGGTACTATTACGCCATATGAAAGCCCTAGATTACATACAACAGCAACGCGTGACCTACGAGACACGCGAAATAGAGCTACCGGGGGGTGGGGAGTTTTCGCAATCAGAACAGATTGCTCGAAACAACGCAAACTGGCGTTCAAAATATTATCAAGACGGTGCACATGATGACATCATTGGTGACTATCCATATGACAACATCGTCAAGCCAATCGTGCTCCTAGAAGCACGAGCAACAGACTTTGATGTAAAGCACATCGAGGTAGAACCAGCACGACAGGACCGAGAGAGCCGCGTCAGTGCAATGCTCCGAACCAAAGCACTACACAAGTACGCACGAGAGCACAACCTACCCAAACTACTAGATGACATATCGTTTACCCGCGCCAAGCAGGGTGGTGTGTTTGTAAAGAAGACAGAGGATGGGCCAGAGGTAGTTCCGTGGGAGAACGTCATAACCGACCAGACACAGATAGAGGGTGTGATAATCGAGCGCCACTACTACTCGCCATCCGAACTGAAAAAGATGAAGGGCTGGGACAACATCGACGAGGCAATCACCACAGCTGAAAACAGCAAGGAAGCAGACACCGACAAGACTGCCAAGGACAACATCACGCAGGGAGAGTTCATTGAAGTGTTTGAGCTACACGGTGAGATACCAGTGGCAATGCTCAAAGAAGCACAGGGCGAAGAATACGAAGAAGAAGAAAACGAACACGAGTATGTGCAAGCCATGATCGTGTGCACGGTCAACGAAGTACAGAACGAAGCCGGGGACATCGAGAACGAGGGCATCATCATGTTCGCGGATGAGGAAGATGAAAGCCCGTACATGTACCTTGCACGCAATCCACAGGTGGGCCGTGGCCTCGGTGAGTCTGTGTACGAATCACTTCGGGAGCACCAGAAGTGGCACAACTACAGCAAGACCGAGGAAGCTCGTATGCTTGCTATTGCCGGTAAGGTGCTATTCAAGACCAACCAACCAAACGCAATGACCAGCATCTTTGACGGCAAGATAGACCACGGAACGGTCCTACCACTTGGCTCAGATGAAAACGGCAATCCAAACTTCTTTGAGCAGGTCAACGTCATTCCACAGAGCACCCCGGTATACCAGAACATGCGTGAGGAATGGGCGCAGAGTGCTCGTAGTACCACATCAGCACATGCAGCAAAGCTCGGTGAGGAAGCAAAAGCGGGTACGCCATTCCGTGCTCAGTACTTGCAGAACGTCGAGGCAAGCTCTCAGTTCGAGAAGTACCGCAAGGAGATTGGTGAGCAACTGATACGGCCAATGGTTGAGAAGTGGATATTGCCGGATGCAGTCAAGGAGCTTATCGAAGAAGATGAAATATACACGACATTCTCCCCGCAGGAACTCATGCTCATTGACGACGTTATTGTCAACAAAGCAGCTATCCGCAAGATGCTCGACAAGAACCTTGCTGGACAGCTGGTTACACCAGAGGAGCTTGAGATGGTCAAAGAGAGTACCCGCATGGCGCTACGCAAGGAGGGCAGCAAGCGTTCAATCACCAAGATAAAGAAGTGGCTCAAGAAGTCAGAGGGCACAGTGGTTATACATGTGACCGATGAAATGCGTAACAAGGCCGTACTGTTCGAGTCCTACGCAAACCTCCTGAACGCTCTTGCGCCGGAAGATCCACGACGTGATGCTGTCATTGACCGCATTATGGACTCAATCGGTGTCACAACTGAAGAACTAGAACTATATGCAGACCGGGCTGTGCCAACTGCACAGGGTAATCCACAGACTAATCCACAGATGGAAGTGGAACAATTACAAGCAGCGCAGTCACCTAACGCACCAGAAAAGGTCGCTGCCTAATCAGCTGGGACATGTACTCAGACAAAGAAAAAAAGCTCGCACGGGCACTGTTAGAAGACAAAGACCTGTGTGTATTACTCGAAAAGGTGTTTACCACCAAAGATGAATCGTTCAACCACTCTGTCATAGCAGACAAAACCAACGAAGAACTAGGTGAGTTGGTACGGGCAGACTCACTGGCAGAACAAAAGGTACTCAATCGCTGGCGTAACCTACAGTTGCTTGGTCAACCGGAACCCAGTGAATCCAAGAATCGAAAGCCACTAGACTAGGTGTGGTAGTATATGTGCAGTTTATTATGAGCACAAAAGCTCGATAAAAAATGATAATGGGACAAAACCCGCAAATGATATATGGAGGACAAAACCTACCAAGAAAATGATGATGTCTTCGATGAAGACGCAACCGTTACTAGCGATAATGACACCACCGATGCAGGAGAAGATTACAGCACGGCAGAGGGTGATGAATCGGAGGATGAAACCCTCACTCTCACCCAGTCAGAGCTCGACGAGCGAATCAAAGCCGCTCGAAAAGAGCAAGACAAGCGCTGGAAGGCGCGTCTTAAAGAAGCTGGTGCGGAAGACGGCCAAGAAGGTCGCAAAGAAGGCGGCAAAAAAGACCGCAAAGAAGTAGACGAGCGTTACGAACGCTTGGAGCTAAAGACTGAGGGCGTAAAGGACAAAGACCAGCAGGACTTCGTACTTGACTACGCACGGCTCAAGAACATCTCAGTCACCGATGCCCTCGCCACTAAGGTGGTACAGGCAGAACTCCGAGACATGCAAGAGACTACTCGCAAAAAGCAAGCAGTCCCAAGCAGTTCCTCCCGGACAGCCCAACCGAAGAAGGATGATGTCTCATACTGGGCCACACAGTTCACTGAAAAGGGTAAGCAAGCCCCAACCGTAGAAATGCGGCGAAAGGTACGCAAATACCTAGCAGGGAGCTAGACAAGCTGGGGGTTAGTAGAACACTACCAATAATTTACCCCTAACATGGCAAATACATTTGCTACAGACACCCACCGACAGATGTTCAAGGATGGTGTGCAGGACGAAATCCGCGCAGCTATCCCTATGGACCAAGTATCGGAGGTGAACACTTCGGATGCTGAGTACATCCACTACCGCTACAGTGCCGATGTCACCGCTGACAACACTACTGACGGTACTTACTCAACCAACGACTTCAGTTACAGTGATGACACTATCGCTGCTGACAACGAAGCTGTCTACGCAGAACTCGTCAAGCGTTCAGAACTTTCTGACTCTGGCGACGGCAAGGGTGGCTTCAAGCTCATCAACGACCGTGTAGACCGCCACAGCCGCGCTCTCGGTGTTGCTATCCACCGCAACGCATACCGCAAGACTGTTGACGGTGCTGGCCAGCTTCTCGACAACGAGGTACTTGCTGGCTCGGCTTCAGCTGGTACGCCAATCACCATGTCTTCTTCAAACCCAGACGAGGTGAGCACGAAGGTGTACGAACTTATGCAGAACGCTGGCCTCAGCCAGTCAGAAGGTCGCCCATACTTCATGGTTGACCCTGCAACAGCTCGCTTCATGAAGCTTCACCTCATGGGTGCTGGCTTCAACACCGCTGACGCACAGTACGGTCGCGGATGGCAGGTTGTTCCTAGCTTCGAGTACGACTATCTGGTCACCCCAGAAGTCGAGCACGAGCAGGTATGTAGCATTGCTACCAACCCAACCGCTGACGACACTGTAACTGTCAAGGGCGTGACCTTCACCTTCAAGGCGGCTCCTAGTGCTGCAGGTGAGGTTGACATTGCAGCGTCAGTTGACGGCACTCGCGCAAACCTTGCAGCTGCTATCAACGGCACGGGTACTCCTGGCGCTTCCACCTACATCGCTCTTAGTGCAGCAGATCGCTTGACACTCAAGAACGCAGGTGTGGTTGCAGTCAACGATGACACCGCAGACACCCTCACGGTTACTGCCTTCGGTTCAATCGGTGGCGCAGAGACCTTCACTGACGGTACAGACGCATGGGGCACTGAAAAGAAGGTGCTTCTCGCAGGTATTCGCAACACGACTCTGCTTCGTGTACCAGCTGGCGGCTTCACAATGGTCGAGAACGACGCATTGGAGGGCGACACTGGCGTACAGCTTCGTACTTCCCAGCTTCACAACGCTGGCGTATGGACCAAGAACGCAGACAAGATTGTTAAGACCTACGTTGTTGCCTAGCGCAACACTCACTCCTTACGGGGTGGGTCCTGAACGTCACCCCCAGCTTGCGTTCAGGACTTACCCCATAAGCATATGAGCATCACATTCAATGACACATCGACACGGCAAGGTTTAGTCCAAGACCTTCGCTTCCTGTCCGGGCAGGACAGTCTCTCCATAGAGGATGCAACACGTCTGCTGAACTTCGCAGTGGACGACTACTGGCATTTACGAGTAAGTGCGGCGGGTGAGCGTAAGCCCGACAGCACCACGTACACAGACCGACCATACGACACCACCTCAGTAGATGCAGACACTGACTCAATCGAACTAGACAATGACCATCTCATGATAGATGAGTTTCAGATTGACTATGACGGCAAGCGATACAAGCTGGACCGAATAAGTGCAACCAAAGAGGATGACCCGGTTGCGGAAACCTACGCGACCAATGGCCGACCAAAGTACTACGATGTAGTTGGGAACACGCTATATCTCTACCCAGCTACCGACGAAGCAATCACTGCTCACATCTGGTACATCCGGCAGTTCAAACACTTTGCCACCACTGACACTACCGTTGATATCGGTATTCCACAGGTACACGGGGGATATCTGAGCTTACGTGCGGCTCAGCGGCTTGGGTTCCGTACTGGTGACAGACAAGGGTTAGAGGCCGAGCTGCGCCGTTTGGTGGAGCAAATCAAAGAGTTCAGCGGTATGCAGGACATGAATAGCGAACGACGTTTACAACCTAAGAATACTACTAAGTACGAATAATATGTCAGCGTTTTATAACTTCGGGAAAGGTGAAATCCTCAAGGCAAACATCGACCTTGAAAGCGACACCATCAAAGTGGCGTTCATGGACCCGTCTTACACACCAGACGTGGATTCTGAGCACTACTATTCAGACATTAGTGCAAACATAGCTTC